CCCGTCTGCAAAACCCGGCCGAGGCCGTCAACGTGCGTCTAGGCAAGCACCTACGACCGCCATAGACGTCGCCGACGCCTATGCCCGGTCGGTGCTCGAGGGGTCGACCGTCACGAACGCGAGGGTGCGGGCCGCCTGCGGGCGGTACCTGGAGGCGAGGAGGACGGGCACGTGGGACGCCGGCCGGCTGGACCGCCTGGTCGCCCACGCCCGGGAGGTCTACCGCTGGGAGCTGATGCCCTGGGCGGTGTGGGTGTTCGCCCACCTGGTCGCGTGGCGGTCGGAGGGCGACGCGCCGGCCTGCCGGATCGTGGTCCTCCAGGTGGCCCGCGGCGTGGGCAAGACGCAGATGGCCGCCATGCTCTCGTCCTGGACGGTGGAGGAGGCGGCGAGGGCGGGGCGAACGAACACCGAGGTCGTGGTACTTGCCACGCAGATGGACAAGGCGGCGCTGGTCCAGGACCGCATCCGCGAGGCCATCGGCGAGGAGGGTGTCTGGGAGTTCTACGGCGGCAAGATGTCGACGGTGGGCGCCCTGGCCACGCACCCGGGCGGGTCGATCAAGTGCCGCCCGTCGACGGTGAAGAACGCCGACGGCATCACGCCGACGCTCATCATCTGCGACGAGGCCGCCCGCATGGACGAGACCTTCACCCGGGCGATCACCAGCATGACCAAAGTGCGGGGCGCCCAGATGCTGGTCATCACGACCCCGGACGCCCGCCAGTACGAGCGGCCGTACGGGTCCATGATCCGCGGCATCGAACGGGCCTACGACGCGGGCGAGGAGCTGCCCATGTCGACGGTCGGAATGATCTACGGCATCGACCCGTCGGATGCCCCGGACGACCCTGCGGCGTGGGTGAAGGCCTGCCCGACGATGGGCATCCACGTGACCGAGGCCGAGTACCGACTGGTGATGGCGCAGACGCTCCTTTCCGGCAAGCCGTCCGACCGCGAGGAGTGGTACACGCAGCAGCTGGCGACCTTCGCGGACGACCTCGCCGGCGGGCTTCCGCTCGGCCTGTACGACGCCTGCGTGGAGCCGTGGGACCTTGCCCAGGCGGCGGGCCTGCCGGCCGTGGTGGCCGTCGACTTCAGCCAGGGCGGCTGGTCGACGGGCGGCCAGTTCGACCTGACCAGCCTGAACGTCGCCGTGTGGGACGGCACCCGGCTCCTGTCCAGGAGCTGGCACTATTGGGCGGGCAACGACATCGCCGGCGACGAGGTCCGCAGCCGCCAGCCCCTGCGCGATTGGCGCGACAAGGGGCTCATCACGGTGGTCGGCCCGACGGTCGACTACAGCGTCATCGAACGCCAGCTCGAAGCCATCGCCCGCCACGTGGACCTGAAGTTCTTCGTCGCCGACCCGGCCGGCAAGGCGGCCGCGTGGTGCGATTCGATGGAGAAGCGGCACGGCTGGCAATGGAGCAGGGCGCCGCAGAACACCGTCTTCATGGGCAGCGCCTGGGCGATCTGGGCCGACATGATCCGGGGCAAGCGAATCCGCTTTGACGAGGACCCGGTGCTACGCGCCAACCTCGCACACACCCGGCTCCGGCCCGGAGACACGGGGTTGTTCGTCCCGAGCAAGGGGCGCAGCGACTCCAACATCGACGCCGTGACCGCCTGCTGCATGGCGGTGAAGGTGATGAACGACCGCGAGATGCTGACCGAGTCGATGTACGCCGACGCCTCGCGGATCAGTTTCTAGGAATCTCTGCGGAGGTTCTGCGTAATCGCTTGAAGTCCGTGCCGCGATCCTCGCAAATTCCGGGATGGGAATCTTCGGCAGCCTCTTCGGCCTCAAGCGACGCATCGCCGTCGGCTTTGACGCCCCTGCCATGTGGGTCTCCTCGTCGGTCTCGGAGCTGCCTGCGGTCCAGCGGTGCGTCTCCCTGATCGCCGGCGACGTTGCCCGCTGCCCGATCCTGCTGCGCGACTCGGCCGGGAACGCGGTCTCCGACCCCGCGGTGGAGGAGCTGCTGTCCGGGCAGGCGCAGGGCCAGTACCTGACGGGCTCCGACTTCCGCCGCTGGATGGCTGCCGAGGCGCTGCTGACGGGCAATTCGTTCGCCCAGATCGTCACCGACTCGCTCGGCCAGCCGGTGGCGTTCCGCCCGATCTCCAGCCAGTCGATGTCCATGCGCGAGGACACCGACGGCACCCTGCGCTGGTACTACCAGGAGCAGGAAGTCGACTACTCGGCGGTCCTGCACTTCAAGGGCACGACCTCCATCGGGAACCCGTATTGGGGCGCCTCGCCGCTCGGCGCGATCAAGACCGCCGCCGAGTCCGCGGCCGACATCGAATCGTCCATCAAGGCGTGGGCCAAGGCCGGCTGCCAGCAGAAGAACGTCTTCAGCCACCCCGGCCAGATGCGCCCGGACGTCCGCGACCAGATGCGGACGGCCTTCACGCTCCAGCACCTGACACCGGGCGCGGCCTCGCTGCCCGTCTTCGTGGGCGAGGGGATCAAGATCGAACAGATGTCGCCCACCTGGGCGTCGGACGTTGCCGCCATGCGCGGGTCGGCCTCGAAGCTGGTGGCCAACGCCTTCGGCGTCCCGGCCGCCTACCTCGACATGAGCGACGCCCGGACCCAGCCCGAGGTCGCCCAGGCCTACGTCAGCGGGTGCCTTGAAGTGTGGGGCCGGAACTTCGAGAGCGAGATCACTTCCAAGCTCTGCCGGCCCGGCGTCCGCGCCACGTTCGACTGGACGCCCGTCACCCAGGGCGACTTCCGCACCGCCGGCCGCGCCTACGCGCAGCTCACCCAGGTCGGCGTCCTCGCCCCCAACGACGTTCGCCGCCGGCTCGGCTTCGAGCCGTGGCCCGGACTGGACGAGCCGCGCCCCGTCATCTCGGGCGTGACCGCGCAGGCAGAAGCCCAGCCGGAGGAGGAGCCCGATGCGTGAGATCCGCGCCAACCTGGTCCCCAGCGAAGACGGCAAGATCCGCGGCCTCGCCGCGGTCTGGGATTCGTGGTCGCACCTCATCACCGAGCGTGGCCGCACGTTCCGCGAGCGGATCAAGCGGGGCGCCCTGAAGCCCGACCCCGAGGGTGTGTCGCTCTGGTGGATGCACGACCACAAGGCGCCCCTCGCGAATGAACGCTCGGGCACCCTGAAGATCACCGAGACCGACGAAGGCCTCGCGTTCGAGGCCGACATCGGCACCACGCAGCGGGCCGAGGAGATCCGCGACCTCGTCCGTCGCGGCGTCGTGTCCCAGATGTCCATCGGCTTCATCGCCGACAGCGACACGTGGGACGGCACGACCTCACGAACCATCACTGGCGCACGGCTCCACGAGGTCTCCCTGGTGGAGACGGGCCGAGCGGCTTACCCCACCACTTACGCAAACGCACGAAAGCAGAAGGAACGCACCATGTCGCTTCGCGAGAACCGCTCGAAGGTCGAGCAGCTGAAGGCTGAGTACCCCAACGCCACCGATGAACGCCAGCTCCAGATCCTGGAGGAAGTCGGCGACCTGGAGGAGATGATCGCCGCCGAGCGGTCGTCGTTCGACCAGAAGCTCAAGGCCGCCCCGGCCGCCGTCGCCGCGCCGTTCATCCAGACGAACCGCATCGCCTCCAAGCCGAAGGACGAGCTCCGCGAGTGGTTCCGCGGCGGCTTCCGCTCCGAACGCGCCACGTCGCTGGCCATGACCACGTCTGGCAGCGCAAACACCGCCATGGGCGCCGACGCGACCATGCCGATGCTGTCGAACGAGTTCGTGAAGGCGCTGGACCAGGAGTCCGTCATGCGGACGCTGGCGACCGTGGAGACCCGCGGCGCCGACACGGACGTCGCGATCATCTCCGGCCGGCTCACGGCCTCGCTGATCGCCGAAGGCGCGGCGTACTCGAAGCAGGACATGGACACGACGAAGGTGTCCTTCACCTCCTACAAGTCGGGCGTTTACACCGACATCACCGAGGAGGCCCTGCAAGACACCGTGTGGGACCTCGCGGGGAACGTCGTGCAGGAGCACGGCCGCGCCCACTCGCGCCTCTGGGAGGGCTACTACGCCACGGGCACGGGCTCCAGCCAGCCGCAGGGCGCCTTCGCGGCGACCTGGGGCACGACGCACGACACGGCGGCGGTCGGCCTCCCGACCGTGGACGACCTCGTCAAGGCGGCCTACAAGCTGAACCCGGCCTACCAGCCGTCGGCCGTCTGGCTGATGAACCAGGCGACCTGGGCGAACGTTGTGGCCACCGCGACCAGCGGCAAGTACCTCCTGAACGGCGAGAACGGGAACATCCTCCGCGACGGCGCGGTCGCCCTGTTCCTCGGCAAGCCGGTCTACATCTCGGAGTTCGCGCCCACGGCCGCGACGGCCAGCACCATCTCGGTGCTGTTCGGCGACTTCAAGCGCGGCTACCGGATCGTCGACCGTTCGACGGTGTCCTTCACCGTGGACGACATGAGCCAGCGGTCGTCGGGCCTCATCCGCTACAGCTCGCGGATGCGGTCGGACGCCCGTGCGGTCGACCTGTCGGCCGTCGTCCGTGTCCGCGTCAAGCCGTCCTGATTCAGTCTCCCCCGGAAGCTCCTGGGGCGGGGTCCACGCGCCCCGCCCCGGGAGTATTTGAGGTGCCAGGATGCCGAAGCCGACGGTCGCGCAATGCCGAGACTGGCTGAAGATCCCGCATACGCAGGACGACAGCCAGCTCACCATCTGCCTGGATGCGGCATGGACTGAATGGACCGACAGCACCGGGCGAAGCGAGGCCGAGATCACCCCGGCCGAGTTCACGGCCGTGCTCGAGCGGGTCGGCAACCTCTACGGCTTCCGTGGCGACGACTCCGTCGGGCCGTCGACCTGGTTCGTGGACAGCATCCGCAGGATGCACAACCCCAATTCGGTGGGCTGAACGATGGCCGGCGCCGGCTACCGACGCGAGCGGATGAAGTACCAGAGCATGACCCCGACCGTGGACGCGGCCGGGCAGCAGACGCTCACGTGGACCGACGTCGCGACCGTGGCCGCCGTCGTCACCCCGAGCCAGCGCGAGGTCATCGACGACGGCGGCGTGGCCGTCCGCACGGACGTCGTCCTGGAGACCTCCTGGCACCCGTCCATTCAGGCGAAGGGCCGACTGGTGGACATCGCCACGAACCGCGTCTACTACGTCTCGTCAGTCATCGACCCGGACGGCGCCCGCCGCCGCCGGCTGCGCGTGGTCGCGTCGGAGGTGGCCACGTGATCCGGGCCGTCTTTGAGAACGCCGAGGTAAAGGCGCGGCTCCTGGCCATGAGCCAGGTGGCCCGGGAGCGGGTCTACCGCCGCGTGATGCGGCGCAACGCGAAGCCCGTGGTGAACCAGCTGACGCAGGCCTGGAAGGGCGCCCGCCGCCGCCAGGGCGAAATCACGGGCGACATCGCGTGGGCGCAGGAAGCACGGCTCCGGTTCAAGCGGCGCGGCAAGGCCGCCGGCATGGCAACGCTTGAGATCGGCACGAACTACAAGCACGGCGGCGGGGCCAAGCTCTGGCACATCATCGAACGGGGCTTCCGCCACTACGGCAAGAGCAAGACCTACCGCACGATGGGCACCGAGGCCAACCGGATCAAGGCCGAGCGGAAGTCCTTCGTCTCCGAGGTCGCCACGGCCAACCGCGTCCAGGGCATGGGCAAGTCGTCCGTTGGCATCGCCTTCCGCGCATGGCGCGAGAAGCATGCCGACAAGGACGCGAAGCTGGTGGCCGCCGAGAAGGGCAGGGGCGAACGCCGTGCCGACGCCCGCCGCCGAGGCGGCAGCGCCGTCGCCGGCCGCTGGATCTCGCGGCCCATCGCCCAGAAGTGGGCGCCGCTGCTTGCCAAGAAGGTCCGCGAGGACCTGATCGCCGAGGTCCTGAAGGCTGCCCGCAAGCGCCCCGCAGGCGTCCGCAAGCGGACCAAGCCGGTGGGATCGGCGTCGGCTGCGTCCGCGGCGCCCGTCGGCGCATCGTCGGGCGGTGCTCGCCCGGGCCGTGACGCGCAGGGCCGATTCCTGCGGAGGTCGGCATGAGCCTCATCACGGCCATCTACGACCGCCTGAAGGCCATCGCGAACACGACGGTCAGCCCCGAGCTGCGCCGGCTGGGCGACCCGACCCCGGCCGTGAACTACTCGGTCTCCTGGGACTGGACCCTCGCCATGGACGGCAGCCGCACCCAGTACCGGGTCGCGACCGTCCGCGCCCAATGCTTTGCCGACACCCTCCTCGTCGCCGAGGCGCGGGCCATGTCCGTGGTCGGCCGGCTTGAAGGGGAGTGGACACAAGGCAGCTACGACGCCGTCTGCCGCGCCATCGGGTGCGAGCAGGGCATGGCCATGCCCGACGACGGCCAGGGCGACGCCGAACGATTCGTCACCGTCACCGCAGAACTACAGATCAAGGAGCCTGCCTAATGCCATCACGCGCAATCACTGGTTGGGGCGGAACGCTCAAGCTTAAGCTTGGATCAAACACCGAGAGGACCATCCCGGTCCGCAACGTGAACATTGAACGCCAAGCGTCCGAGTTCGACATGACCGCCCTGTCGGATGCCCGGATGTTCGCCGGCCCCGGCCGTGTGAAGCGGACCGGGTCCTTCGAGGCCTACATCTCCACCGAGACCGTGGACATCACCACGGCCATCGAAACGATCAACATGGCGAACACGGCGCTAATGGTGCTGACGTTCAGCGACAGCGCCAGCACCGTCACCACCATGAACATCATCATCACGGGCGCGAACCAGACGCACTCGGCCGAGGACGCGGCGATCTACTCCGTGACCTTCTCCGAGACCGTGGCGGCGGTGACGCCTTGAGCACGACGGGTCCATCCTGGCGGGCCGTGGATCTCGGCGGCGTCGGAGCCGTCGAGGTCCGCGGTCCCACCCTCCGGGACGCGGTCGGCGTCGACACTTCCGACCTCGCGTGGTGGCATCGGTGCGTCCGCACCCCGGGCAGCGAACAGCCCTGGACACGGGAGCAGCTCCTGGACCTCCCGGTGCAGGCTGCCAACGAGCTCGCCAACGAGGTCATGCAGGCCCGCCCTACACAGCCGCCGAGCGGCGGCTCTGGAGGCTGATGCCGACCATGGACGCGCCGCTCGCAATTGCCCAGGAGCTGACGGCCGTGGAGCGTGTGGAACACCTCCTCACGGTGGTCGCTTGCTCGCTCACCGGGCAGCCGGCCCATGTCGTGTGCCCATGGCGGCGGGCCGGGATCGACTCGTTCCTGAAGGCGGTGAGCCGTGGCTAGCACGAACATGAAGGCCGTCGTGACCCTGACCGCAGACGCCTCGGGCGTCTCGGCCGGAGTGAATCGGGCTCTTGGCCAGCTTCAGCGGCTCCAGGACGGCGTCTCCCAGCTGCGGTCCATGGCCGTCGCCGGGATGCTGGCAAACGTCTTCGGCAAGTTTGCATCGGGCGCCATGGACCAGGCCAACCAGATCATGGACGCCGCCCGCACGTACAGCCCCGAGGGGATGCGCGGCGCCATGGATAAGCAGATGGCCGAGACCGAGTCCATGATGGAGCTTGGCAAGGCCTTCGGCAACATCGTCAGCCTGATCGACCAGGCTGCCGCCGCCCACATCAAGGACCTCACCAAGTACCTGATCGACAACAAGGAGCCCATCGGCCAAGCGCTGGCCATGATCGTCGGCTTCGGGATGGGCCTCGCCGACGTCTCCGCGCAGCTCCTCGTCGGCTTCGGAAAGCTGGTGGAGTGGGTGGACACGCTGCTGTCCGCACCCGCCACGGCAGTCGACCAGGCTGCCGGCGTTGCGTCCAGCGGACAGCTTGGATTGCAGGCGCAGGGAGCGGGCATGATCTACGAGCTGCTCAGGCGCAAAATGGGGGGCGAGTGACATGGCAAGCCGCCTGATACCGCGCACGGACACGGACTCGTTCTCGCTGGCGGCGCCCGGCGAGGAGACCACGTGGACCCAGCAGTTCACGTTCGTCTACGACGACGCCACCCTCAAGACCGTTTGGGACGTCTACGGCGACAACCTGGTGCCCAAGCAGGGCAGCCGGTACGTGCCGCCCGGGTCCACGCCAGCCACGGACATCCGGTCCAGGTTCATCTGCCGATCAGTCGACATCAGGCCCATCCCGCAGTCGCAACGCGCATGGGATGTCCGCGTCACCTGGAGCCACCGCCAACCGCAGGACGCGAGCCGGCCGTACTTCCGAATCACCCGTTCGACCGGCTTCCGGTCATTCGCCGCCTACCGCGGCGGGGCCGCCATCTTCACGGGCGTCCCGGCGAACGGCTCCGTCCCGTACCCGCCGACCGGCTGGATCGGCGGCGACAAGCTGGACGCCAACCAGCAGCCTCTCACGTGGCGCATCGCACAACAGTCGATTTCGGTGGACATCACTTGGGACCGGACTTTCAACAAGTCGACGGACGCAGTCTCTGACGCGACCGTCCACCCGGACCCGCCGAACGAGTGGACGTCTATCTACTGCGGCACCCGCAACAGCATCGCTTTCCTTGGCTGGCCCATCGGGTACGTGACCTACCTCGGCTGGACCATGAGCCCGAGCCCGGACGAGACCGCCGTGGTCTCGCACAAGTTCCTCGCCGACGACTACCAATTCCTGGAGCAGCGCCCGGCGCCGGCCGCCGGTGGAACCGGAAAGCCGCTCCTCGCCGCCGGCCTCAGCTGGGGCTCCGCTCCGGTGATTCCCGTGCAGTCGGCCGCGAACGTCGCCTGGTACCAGCCGTACCAGGAGCTAACCGACTTCTCGAACCTGTTCAAGTGGCGGTCGTGGACCTCCGGCACGAACGACAACCTGTGGTGGCGGATGTCCAACCCGGCGCCGCTGATGAACACGAACCCGCCATGACGTACCAGGAACCCATCTTCGAGCGTGGCCTGTTCGGCAAGGCGAACGCCTTCGTCACGAACGCCTGGAGCAACGCCGCCCGCGCCGCCAGCGAGTACGCGGAGGGGATGGAGTGGGCGCAGCGCCAGGTCGTTTCCGGTGCCGTGACCGAGACCTGGCTGGCCAAGTGCACCGCCGCCACGACCCTCGCCCCCAACCGGTGGCGCTACACCTTCGAGGATTTCGACATCACCTCGGCCGCCGCGCCGCTCACAAACTCGAACACGTTCGGCGAGGGAACCCAGGCGATCAACATCCGCGAGCTGCGGAACACGGCCGGCGCCATCGACGGGACGCCGATCCCGACGGGCGCCACGGTCGGCCCGGTCGGCAGCGTCTGGAACGGCACGTCCTGGACGACGACCAACCTCGAAGGCTACGTCTGGATGCACGCGACCCAAGACACCACGGGCGGGACGCTCTTCTGGTTCGACACCCCGAACCCGGTCCGCTGCGCGTCAAGTTTCTTCACCGAAGGCGAAGGAGGCGGCGAGTCATGATCGCGAACACCGCATACATGGCCATCGGCCCGCGACAGATCATCGTCCAGGGCTCGGACTGGTCCAGCACCGTCACCGTCCGCGACGCGGCGGCTGCCGCGGTCGACATCACGACCTACAGCTTTGAGGTCTACGCGGAGGTGAACGGCGTGAAGGTCGCGGGCGCGATCACGAAAGTGAATCTCCCGGGCGGCGTCCTCTCGGTCTCATTCAGCGACACGCAGACGGACACCTTCCCGGCACCTGCCCTGGGCGTCGCGCAGCTGTGGGCCGAGGTCGGGACGACCCGGCTCTGCATCCTGACCTGGAACATCCTGACCGTGCCGGAGCTCACGCCATGACCCGTTCGATCTACTCGCTCTGGCCGTGGACGCCGACCTCCCCGTCGACGCCATGCCTCGCCACCGGCGCCCCCAACCAGCCCGGCGGCCTGACCGCCACCGGCGGCGTCGGCACGATCTCGCTGTCCTGGACGGCCGACGCGACCGCCGCGCCCAACCAGGCGACCTACTACGAGGTCGAGCGGTCGAACGACGGCCTCGGGTCGTGGAGCGTGATCGCGACCAGCCTCACGACGAACAGCTACACGGATACGGTGGCGGCGAGCACCAGCCGTCACTACCGGGTCTATGCGTACAACTGCGACAGCGGCAGCCTCGCGAGCACCTCCGCGTCCGCGACCACCGCGCCGGCCGCGCCGAGCTCGCTGACCGCGACGGCGACGAGCAGCACGCAGATCAACCTCGCCTGGACGGACAACTCGTCCGACGAGACGGGCTTCATCATCCAGCAGCGCAGCCCGTCGGGCTCGGGGTCGTGGAGCACGATCCACACGACCGGCTCGGGTGCGACGAGCTACTCGGTGACCGGGCTCACCGCGTCAACCAGCTACGGCTTCCGCGTCGCGGCGACCCGCACCTCGCCCAGCGCGACCAGCGACTACACGGCCGAGGCGTCCGCGACCACGCAGAGCGGCACCAGCACATATTCAGTCGAATATCTCTGCATCGCAGGCGGGGGAGGTGGTTATGCGGGTGGTGGTGGCGCGGGGGGATATCGCGCCGGAACATTGACCTTGACGGCTGGAAGTGGTTCCAAGACCGTCACTATTGGGGCAGGAGGCGCGGGCGGAAACACCAACGCAAACGGCTCCAACAGCGTGTTTGACACCATCACGTCTACGGGCGGTGGAAAGGGCGGAGGTTTCAGCGCCAGTGCTGGGTCAAGTGGCGGATCAGGCGGTGGTGGCGGCTGGAGTGGCGACCCTGCACAAACGTCCACCGGAGGCACCGGCACGAGCGGGCAAGGCAACAACGGAGGAGGCAACGGAGGATTCTCCGGAACGAGTCCGTATCCGGCTGGAGGTGGTGGTGGAGCAGGAGGTGCGGGAGGCAATGCGACTGGACATGCCACCCCTGGAGCAGCGGGTGCTGGCTCGGCTTCTTCGATCACGGGAAGCAGCGTGACTCGGGCGGTCGGTGGTGGCGGTGGCGTTCTGTCCGGAGGCACGGACGTCAATGGTGCTGCCAACACCGGAAACGGAGGAACCCGCAGCGGATCCGGCGGCTCCGGCGTGGTGATCCTCCGCATGGCGACCGCGAACTACAGCGGCACGACCACGGGCAGCCCGACCGTAACCACCAGCGGCAGCGACACGATCCTCGAATTCACGGCATCCGGCTCCTACACGGCATAAACCATGGCACACGCAGCAGAACTAGACCATTGGGACCGAGTCATCCGCGTGATCGTGGTCAGCAACGACCTCGAACCGAACGTGGAGCAGTGGTGCTCGGACACGTACGGCGGCTACTGGAAGCAGACCTCGTACAGCGGGAGCATCCGGAAGAATTTCGCGGGCATTTCCTACACCTACAACGCCGACCTCGACGCCTTCATCCCGCCCAAGCCGTACCCGTCGTGGGTGCTGGACGATGCGACGTGCCAGTGGAAGGCACCCGTGCCGATGCCGCAGGACGGCGAGATGTACGAGTGGGACGAGGCCGCCGGCGAGTGGGTGGTGGTGGACGCGGCATGAAGGCCGCCGCCGCCATCCTCGCGCTGACGCTCGGCGGCTGCGTGTCGCACACGGCCGCCATCGGCGAGGCTGCATCGGACGTTCGCACCGACGTAGCCGTCGCCAAGGAGCACCTCGGCGAAGCCCGCGCCGCCCTGGACCGGATCGACGTTCACGCGGCCACCGTGCACAACCACCTCGGCCACGTTTCGGACGACGAGAATCCGTTCGTGGAGGCCT